AACTTTAATATTATTACCATTATTATTATTGTTATTATTGTTACTTTTTGAAGATTCTTTATTTTTTTTACTTGTGCGATTATTAGAGAATTTAAATAGATCTGGATTTATGGATATGGTTTTATTCATTTATGTAATAATAAAATATATATTTTATGTTTATTTTACACGAAAAATGTTTTATTTACTAAATTAATATAATATATAAAACAATCTAAAAAATTGATTCTATTAGTAAGTTAATAGATAGTATTAATAAAAATACAATAATAACATGTCTACAACACTATCATTCGATTCTGGTCCATCAATGTTTTCTGAACCTAACTATAAATTAGGTAAAAGTGTAAGTATAAAAAAAAAAAGAAAAAGAACCACACCAGAACCAGAAGAAATTGCGCCTGATAATACCGAAAAAATGGTGTTAGATGAAGCAGAAAAAAATATATTATCTCATCTGGGACAGTATACAGATGAACCATTTCAATTGATTGAGACGTATTTTCGCGGTCAACATTTGGAGCGTTTAGTACGTCACCAAATCGAATCTTATAATCATTTTATCAATTATCAAATCCAGCGAACAATCCAGATGTTTAATTCGGTAACAGTTCATTCGGAAAATGATTATAATCCAAAGAATGGTACATATTTATTGGAAATTGATATTTCATTTTCGAACTTCAAATTATACCCTCCACAAATTCATGAGAATAATGGTGCTACAAAAGTAATGTTGCCGGAAGAAGCGAAATTGCGTAATTTTACATATGCATCTACAATGACTGTAGATTTGAATATTAAATATACAATCAGAAATAATGAATCAACAGATATTCAAAAAGTAATTCATCGAACATTACCTAAAATAAATATTGGTAAAATGCCTATAATGTTGAAATCATCCATTTGTGTATTAAATCAAAATAAACATATTCACCCATCATTTACAGGCGAATGTTCTATGGATTGTGGTGGATATTTTATCGTAAAAGGATCTGAAAAAACGGTTCTAGGTCAGGAACGCGCTGCTGAGAATCGAGTGTATTGTTTCGATGGTAAAAATACGACTAAATGGACTTGGTATGCAGAAATTAAGTCTATTCCAGATTTTAAATGTATTTCACCAAAACAAATCGAAATTCTGATTTCAAGTAAAAACAATGGATTTGGATATGGATTATTTATACAAATACCTCGTATCAAACAACCAATTGAATTATTTGTATTATTTCGTGCATTGGGTGTAATTACAGATAAAGATATTTGTGAATATATTTTATTGGATATTGAAAACGATAAGCATATTGAAATTACTAAATGTTTACAGGCGTCAATAATTGACGCTAATAAATATATGACTCAGGAAAGTGCTATACAACATATCACAGCATATGCCGCATATACACCAATGAATATGGACAGAGAAACAGGTATTCAAAAGAAACGTGAATTCACATTAGACGTATTAAATAATGATTTATTCCCACATTGCACAACTAAACAACAGAAGTTATTTATGATTGGACATATGGTTATTAAATTATTACAAACCAGTCTAGGATGGATTCCACCAACTGATCGTGATTCATATTTAAACAAACGTATTGAATTAACAGGTACATTATTAAATAATTTAGTTCGAAACTATTTCAATAAATTAGTCAAAGAAATGCAAAAGCAAGTTGTTCGAGAAATAAATAATGGTTCGTGGCGTTCTTCTGATGATTATGAGAATATTCTCAATATGACGAATATTTATAAAATACTGAAACCGATGACTATTGAGAATGGTATCGCACGTGCATTATCAACTGGTGATTTTAGTATAAAACAATCAAATAGTAGTAAAGTTGGTGTAGCTCAAGTATTAAATCGTTTGACTTATGTATCTAGTTTAAGTCATCTAAGACGTATTAACACTCCACTTGAGAAAAGTGGTGAATTGATAGCACCTAGAAAATTGCATAATACAACATGGGGATTCTTATGTCCAGCAGAAACACCAGAAGGTCAATCGATTGGTATTGTTAAGAATATAAGTTATATGGCTCATATTACTATACCAACCAATAGTGAATCGTTATATGAATATATATTACCAAATATACTACGTGTAGATGATACACCGGTTAAAGAATTATATGGAAAAGTAAAAGTATTTATAAATGGATGTTGGGTGGGCGTTACATTAAATCCATTAGAGTTATATCAAGATATTCGGGATAAGAAATGTCGTGGTATTATTAATATTTACACATCGGTAGTTCTTGATTTTAAAGCACTTGAAATACGGGTCTGTAATGATGGAGGTAGATTAACTAGACCAGTTTTAAGAGTTCGTGATAATAAAGCATTACTTAGTCGTGATATTTTAGATCGATTAGAATCAAAAGAATTATCATGGAATGATCTGTTGACTAATTGTCGTATTCCCGATTCAGTTATTGAATATATTGATCCAGAAGAACAAGAATGTGCTATGATTGCGATGAAAATCAAAGATACACCAATGAAAAACACGTATATCAAATACTCTTATTGTGAAATTCATCCCAGTACAATATTCGGAGTTTTAGCGTCATGTATACCATATCCAGAACATAACCAAGCACCTAGAAATACATATCAATGTGCTATGGGTAAACAAGCGATGGGTGTATACGCTACTAATTTCGATAAGAGAATGGATAAAACTGCATATGTATTGACGAATCCATCTCGTCCATTAGTAGATACACGATTAATGAATTTGATTCAATTGAATAAAATACCATCTGGTACACAAATACATGTTGCGATTATGTCTCATACTGGTTATAATCAAGAGGATTCAGTATTATTAAATAAAGGTTCTATTGATAGAGGATTATTTTCGACAACTATTTATCATACTGAAAAGGATGAGGATAAAAATATAATTCGTGATGAAATCATTAGATGTAAACCAAATCCGGTAAAAACAAAAGGTGTTAAATTTGGTAATTACGATAAATTAAATCCGGATGGATTTATTCCAGAAAATACATTAGTTGAGAATCGTGATGTGATTATAGCTAAGATTGTACCGATAAAAGAAAATCGTAATGATCCTACCAAAATTATAAAATATGAAGATCAAAGTAAAACATTCCGAACAAATGAAGAAACATATATCGATAAAAATTATACCGGTCGTAATGGAGATGGATACAATTTCGCCAAAGTACGTATTCGCACATTTCGTAAACCAGTATTGGGTGATAAAGTATCCAGTAGACACGGACAAAAAGGTACTGTTGGTAATATTATACCAGAATGTGATATGCCTTTTACCAAAAATGGTTTACGTCCAGATATTATTATCAATCCACATGCGATTCCATCTCGTATGACCATCGGACAATTAAAAGAAACTTTATTAGGGAAAGTGTTATTAGAATTGGGAATGTTTGGAGATGGTACTAGTTTCGGTAATCTGGATGTTAAAACTATCGCAACAGAATTACAAAAACTCGGATATGAGAGTTATGGTAATGAAGTATTATATGATGGACTATCGGGTGAACAAATGGAAACGAATATATTCATTGGTCCTGTATTCTATCAAAGATTGAAACATATGGTTAGTGATAAACAACATAGTCGTTCAATTGGACCTATGGTTAATTTAACTAGACAACCTGCTGAAGGTAGAAGTCGTGATGGTGGTTTCCGTATTGGTGAAATGGAACGTGATGTTATGTTATCTCATGGTATATCTCGATTTTGTAGAGAACGTTTATACGATGTGTCTGATAAATATAGTGCACATGTATGTAAAAAATGTGGGATGATTGCGGCATTTAATGATGGTTCTAAAAAGGCGTTTGTTCGTGATGATTTCACTATCCATTTATGTAGGACTTGTAATAATACAACTGATTTCGCACGTGTTGAAATACCATATTCATATAAACTAATGGCCCAAGAATTGCAAACTATCAATGTTGTTCCTCGACTATTAACTGAATAAAAACACACAAATGTATAAATAATAATAATTACACACGTATATTATACCTACTTTCTCATTTACACCTTTGAAGATTTAAATCCGCACGCCAAAGGCGTGCTATTTATATCATTCAAAGGAAACGTTGCCGATAAATGAATTAAAACGTGTAACCACCTTCGGTGTTTGTGCGGATTAAAATCTTCATCGGTGTAAAACCACTGTGTATATTGAATGGTTAGTTTGTATCTGATTATTTAAAAAATGTTAATATCACTAACATTTTTTATGTATATATATTATAATGTCTATACCAAAACCAAAGGATAGTAAACTTTATTCAAAAGTTAAAAAAGAAATATACAATAAATACCCAAACCATAGTGCATATAGAAGTGGTATATTAGTAAAAACATATAAAAAACGTTTTTTAGAAAAATATGGTAAAAATAAAAAACCGTATTTAGGTACAAAAAAAATAAAAACAGGATTAAGACGATGGTTTGATGAGAAATGGGTAAACCAACGCGGTGAAG